AAGCTACACAACAAGCGGTTCAAAATATAAAAGATAAAATTAATAAATTGAATCAAAGTGCAGCTGAATCATGGGCAAGAGCAACATTAAAACCCGATGAGCTGGCCCAATGGAATTTAAATAATGAATTGGACTCAAAACAGGCATCTTTAAATGGAGATTATCAGGATGTAAAAACCTCTATTAAGGACAATGAAGGATTGTCAGATACAGAAAAGTACCAGATGTTGCAAGATGCATATAAAGCATATTTAGATGCCAAATTATATTTGGACACGGAATATGCTTCTAAATCTAGAGAGTTACAAGATGGTTTAAATGCACAAACTCTATCTGGTTATTCTTCTTTAATGGGTGATATGTCTGGTATTGCGAAAGCATTTGGAGGTGAACAATCCAGAACATACAAGGTGTTATTCGCTATGCAAAAGGGCTTTGCTATTGCTAGTACATTGCTATCAAGTAAGGAAGCAATTAGTAAAGCATGGGCCTCAGCTGCTTTCCCTTATAACATTCCTGCCGTAGCGATGGCAGTTGCACAGACAGGTGCATTAACTCAAGCTGTTTCGGCGATAGCACCCAAAGGATTTGCAACAGGTGGGCAAATTAGAGGACCAGGGACAGGGACTAGCGACAGTATTCCTATTTGGGCATCGAACGAAGAGTTCATGATCAAAGAATCTTCTGCTAAAAAAATTGGTTTGGATAATCTAAATTATATGAACCAGACAGGTGAATTGCCTAAATCAAACACCAATCAGGTAATGGTTGCTACTTTGGCAGAGTTGCCACAAGGAGGAGATGTAATTAGCGCTCCAGTAACAGTCACTGTTACAGTAAACCCTGACGGCTCAAGTAATGTTGATTCAGCTGGGCAAGCTAAGGCTCTTGGGGATGCTTTGGGTAATGCTATTAGACAAGTAATGTTAAAAGAACTGAGACAGGGCGGAGTACTTTATAAAGCCATTAGAAGTTAAATATGATATGGAGAGTTTTCATTTAACTGAAAATTGACGTATAGTTTTAATAGAATGGTCGAATTTTATTTTTGACTAGTTTACAAAAAACCGACCCCAATAAATTGGGGTCGGTTTTTCATTTAATGATTAAGCTATAGATAGAACAGGATGTTTACCCAAAACTTTAAGGGCATCTATAACTGCATCAATCTTAGTTGTATAGCTTAAGTCGACAAGTCGTTGAACGGCTTGTCGTTGAATATGTAAACGTCGTGCGAGTTCAGATTGATTAACATTCTGTTCAAGCATCGTATTTAGCAAAAGAATTTTTGACCAAATACTTAGAGGGAGATCAATTACATGATCACCCTCTTGTATAGGGCTAGGCATAGGTATATGTCTATTATTTTCAAAATAGAAATCCATCGCCGTTATAAGTGCGTCTTTTGCTTCTTCAGTTGCTTCTTCTATAGAGTAGCCTTGTGTTAATGCTTCGGGTATATCTCTAAACTCAACAAAGTAGCAACCCGTTTTTGGGTTTAAAGTAAAAGTAGCTGGATATTGCATAATAAACTCCAAGTGAATACAGATTTGATGAAAGAACCGAGAGCTAACTCTCGATTCCTAATTGTTTTTTTATTCCCTTTACCAAGAAGTCGTCGATTTCCGTGTGTCTGGGGATTGTGCTTTGTTTATCGTTTAAGTAAACCTTGGTATGTTTACCTCCTTCTTTAAACTCAGCCCCTAGTTGACTTAGGAACTTCATCAAATCTTTACGTTTCACTTTTTCCTCTATCTGTTTAACATAGTGCTATTGTAAACATTATTGTTTACACTGTCAACAATAATGTTTACATTTTTTGATGTATTCAACTTATGGAAATACTATGAGCTTACTAAAATTTACTTGGGCACAAGATTTAGAAGGTAACTCGCAGACAAATAAATTTAATGTTTTAACCACAGCTTTTGGAGATGGTTACGAACAAAGCACAAGCGTAGGTATAAATAATCGTGCTGGTGAATGGTCGTATCAACGCACAGCGGAAGAAGCTGAAATTCTGGAAATTAAGGCATTCTTTGATCTACATAAGGGTGCTAAAGCTTTCCTATGGGATTCGCCTCTTGACGGAGAAGTAAAGGTTAAAACTGGAGAATATCAGCCAGTTTGCCTTGGGGCAGGTTACTGGCGAATTTCGACTACTTTTAAACAAGTTTTTACCCCTGAATAATTCCCTTTTTCTATTGCTCCTTTTAAGGAGCATTTTTTTTGCTTAAAGGAGCAGAATCATGACTGTTAAAACTTTAGACCTAGCAGAATCATATTTAATTGGTGAATTACGTACGCAACTAGCAGATGCACGTAGTTTTGGAAATGATCTAACTGCGGGGAAAATTGAGACATTAACGATCAATTACGATAAGTCTTCTAATTCAGTAAATATTGCTGTAGCACCCGGTGGTGGAGTGAATGGAAATATGACATTACTCGATGCAGACATTACAAAATGGACAATGCAGACAGTTTTAAATTGTAGCTATCTCTACGGCGTTAATGTGAATTCACTGATTTTAAAATATGACTTAGCCGCCAAAAAAATCAGTATTGATTACACTCCAGTTGCTGAAGCCACAGCTCAGGCTTAAGGTGCTCTTATGACTTTACAGAGTGACTTTCAAAAACTTGAACTGGATGGATTAATTCGCTTGTTTGAGTTAGATGCCAGCTCCTATGGAGTTGGCATACTAAGGTTCCATGGTCACCAACATGCGGAAAATATTATCTGGCAAGGTCAAGCATATGAGGCTATTAGTCTTGAGGTTTCGGGCTTGGAAATGAGATCGGATGGTAAAGCATCTGCGCCGACACTAACAATTGCTAATAATATTAATGGAATACAAGGTGCTATTTCTGCTTACTGCCTTCAATGTAAGGATTTTGTAGGCGCTAAAATTAAAGTTATTACTACACTTTCTAAATATCTTGATGCTGAAAATTTTCCAGATGGAAATCCAACTGCGTCTAATGAATCTAAAGAACAAATCTGGTATATCGAGCAAAAAACTTCTGAAAATGCCCAACAAGTAACATTCGAACTTTCAAATCCTATTGATTTCGAAGGGTTGAAAATTCCTGTTCGCCAAATTACCTCATTATGTCACTGGTGTATGGTCGGGAAGTATCGTGGGGAGGAATGTGGTTACACGGGCGCAGCAATGTTTACTGATAAGGATGAACCAACAGATGACCCATCATTGGATAGATGTGGTGGCCGTTTAAGTTCTTGCCGTTTGCGTTTTGGAGAGAACAAGTCCTTACCGTTCGGTGGGTTCCCTGCTTCAAGTCTTATGTGAGTTGTTTTTATGTGTAACTTTTCAGTAGGTGAAGTGGTTGAATTTTGGGTGGTAGGTCGAGCAGTTTCAGGTAATGGGATGCAAGTACAAATTCTAGAAATAGACGGAGATTGGGCTGTAGTCACTACTGGATGTGGTCAGTGGCCAGAAAAACTTTCTAACTTGAGGAAAATTTCATGAAACTTGCAGCGAAAATTAAAAAAGCAATCATGGCCCATGCTGATGAATGCTATCCACAGGAATGCTGCGGAGTAATAGTGGGCAAAGATTACATTCCTTGCCGCAATATTTCTGATAAGACAGATCAGTTTGAAATCCATCCTGAAGATTTAGCCATGGCTGAAGATCAGGGGGAAATCTTAGCTTATGTCCATTCACATCCAGATGGCACAACAAGAGCATCGGAACTGGATTTAATTCAAATTGAATTACATCAAAAGCCATGGGTTATTTGTTCTTATCCTATTCTTGATTACGCCATATATGAACCATGTGGTTATCGCGCCCCTTTAGTGGGTCGTAATTATTTTCACGGTTGGCAAGATTGCTATGCACTGATTCGTGATTTTTATAGTCGTGAATTGGGCGTAGAACTTATGGATTTCGAGCGTAAAGATGCATGGTGGGAAGATAAGGACCATCCATCACTTTACCTTGAGAATTATGAAAAAGCGGGATTCTATGAAGTAGATACGCCGCAGTATGGCGATATGCTTGTTTGTCGTGTTGGGCGTACAGAGCATCCTAATCATGCGGTAGTCTGGCTTGGGGATAATGGGCAGCTTAAATCGGAACAAACTGAGCAATGCATAGGTTCAAGTCTAATTCTTCATCATCCATATAACCGCAAATCTGTTCGGGAAATATATGGTCAACAATGGCTTGAACGCACTGTAAAAATTTTGAGGCATCGAGATGTTAAAGACCATTAAATTATATGGCGTGCTTGGGCAAAAGTTCGGTCGTGAATTTAAACTTGACGTTGCAAATACTAGAGAGGCGATGAGAGCCTTGTCGGTTCAAATTAACGGCTTTGAAAAGTTTATGTTGCGGGCACATGAGCAAGGGTTACAGTTTGCTGTTTTTCTTAAAAGTAAAAATTCAAGCAATAAGCGCGGAAAGAAAAGAGCATCAATTTACGACCATGAAACTAAGAGATTAATCACTGGGGATAACATCGGTGAAGAACAGCTTGATATGAACACCCAAGCTGAAGTTATTCACATAGTTCCTAGAGTTGTAGGGGCAGGTGGTAATGGTGCTCTACAAACTATCCTTGGTGCTGTGATGGTTGTTGTTGGGGTTGTAATGCTTTATATCCCGGGCACCCAAGCATTTGCACCATCTGTAATTGCAGCAGGTGTTGGGATGATGGTAGGCGGCATCGCAATGATGCTAATGCCTAAAATCGATAACTCTCAAGATCAAAATCAGGATGGAAACAAAGCGAATAAGGGCTTTGGCGGAGCAGTAACAACAGTAGCTCAAGGTAATCCAGTACCAGTGCTTTATGGTCAACGTGAAGTGGGTGGCTTTATTGTTAGTGCAGGCCAGTACCCAGAAGATCAGATGTAAAAGTTAATTATATTTTAGAGGCGCTTTAAGCGCCTTTTTTATTGCGCGAGATTTATTATGGCGAAGGTGATAGGCGCGAAAAAGGGCGACAACAAAGCTCGTCAACCTGTAATAGCTCCTGATTCAGCACAATCAAAAACATTTATTAAAATCTTATACGGATTGGCTGAGGGGGAAGTCGAAGGATTAGCCAACGGCAATCAATCAATTTTTCTTGAAGAAACCCCTTTGCAAGATGCAAATGGGAACCTAAGCTTTTCTAATGTAAAAGTTGATTTCCGAAAGGGTACTAACGACCAAGACTATATTGACGGATTTCCTGCAATTGAAAGCGAAACAGCTGTAGGAGTTGAATTAAAGTCTGGTATCCCTTGGGTAAGAGCTTTTAGCAATATTGATCTTGATGCAGTCAGAATTCGTTTGAAGTGGGGACCTTTACGCAGTCAAGACGCTACTACTGGGGATGTTAGCGGTTTAACTATTGAATATGCAATTGATCTTCAAACCGATGGTGGCTCATGGATAGAAGTATTAAAAACAAAAATATCAGATAAAACATCGGCCAACTATGAACGTGCACATCGTATAGATTTGCCCAAAGCTGATTCCGGCTGGATTGTACGTGTACGTCGTATCACACCCAACTCAACTTCTGAATACGTAAGTGACAAGATGTATGTTGAAGCCGTCACTGAAGTAGTTGATGCAAAATTACGTTACCCAAATACCGCCTTATTAGGACTTCAATATGATGCTGAAACTTTCGGCAATGTTGCGAAAGTTGCTGTTGATTTAAAAGGGACCTTACTTTTAGTACCTAGCAATTATAACGCTCAAACACGCCAATACATTGGCATTTGGGATGGTACTTTTAAACGTGCATATTCAAATAACCCTGCTTGGATTTATTACGACCTATGCACAAATGATCGGTACGGTTTGGGCGATCGTTTAACGCCGTTAATGATTGATAAGTGGTCGTTATACCGCCTTGCCCAATATTGTGATCAGATGGTATCTGACGGATTAGGCGGAGAAGAACCTCGCTTCACTTGTAACGTTTATCTACAAAGTGCTAGTGAAGCTTTCAGTATTTTAACAAAGTTAGCTGGTGTCTTTCGTGCGATTGCTTTCTGGGATGGTGCAAACATCCATTGTGATGCAGATATTCCACAAGATACATATTTCACATATACCCGTGCTAATGTTATTGGCGGTCAGTTTGAATATTCAGGTACACGAGCGCGTGATCGACACAATGTCGTTAAAGTTGCTTGGGATAATCCAGCTAACCACTATAAAACTGAATATGAATTTGTACGCGATGAGCAAGCAATTGCTGAATCAGGACAAGTACGTATTCTAGAATTAGATGCATGGGGATGTACTTCACGTGGACAAGCTCAGCGTGCAGGACATTGGGCATTAAAGTCAGAACAAAAAGAAACCCGTACTGTTTCCTTTAAAGTTGGTCTAGATGGCCACATCCCTTTGCCCGGTAGAGTTATTGAAATTGCAGATGAGCTTTTTGCAGGACGGGCCAATGGGGGACGTGTATCTAAAATTTCTGCTGATCTAACAAAAATTACACTTGATCGAGATGATGTTGTTGCTAAGGCTGGTGATCGTTTAGTTATTAATGGCGAAAATGGAAAAGCTCAAACTCGAATTGTTCAATCAATCTCAGGCCGTGTTGTTAAGGTAACTTTGCCATTTGATGAAAATTCAATAGCAGTACAAAACGTTTGGGTTTTGGATGCTCAAGATTTAGCGACAATGAAATTCCGTGTTATTTCAATCTCACAAGATGAAAAACACCAGTTCAGTATTACAGCACTCCAATATAACCCTCAAAAATTTGATGAAATTGATAACGGTGCATTCTTTGAAGAAGCACCTATATCAATAGTCAATCCTTCAATTCAAGAACCAGTCAAAGATGTTTTGATTACGACCGAAAGTCGTGTTGATCAAGGTATTAATGTCATCACAATGATTGTGTCATGGACACAAGCAAAAGGTGCTGTTAAGTATCTTGTTGAGTGGCGAAAAGATGATGGATCGTGGATTCGGTTACCATTAACAGGAAATAACTCAGTCGAAGTACCTGGTGTTTATTCAGGTCAATATCAAGCTCGTGTTACTGCAATTTCTGCATTCGAAGTTGCTTCATTGCCTACTTCTTCAATATTAACGGATATTACTGGTAAGCAAGGTTTACCACCTAAATTAGCTTTTATTCGAGCCACTGGAATTTTATTCGGAATGAAGTTGGACTGGGGATTTCCGCCAACTGGGGCAAAAGATACTGCTTATACCGAAATTGAAGTTTCAACTGATGGCATCAATAATATTGCTCAATTAGGGTTGTTTGCATATCCGACTACCACTACCACAATCCAAGGTTTACAACCTAATCTTAGACAGTTTTATCGCGGTCGATTAATTGACCGGATTGGCAATGTTGGTCCTTGGTCTGAATGGGTTAATGGTACGACCACAGCAGATCCAGAAGCGGTTCTTGATCTAATTTCTGGTCATATCGGAGAAACCGATCTAGCTAAAGAGCTACAAACTAAAATTGAGAATACAGTTAATGTATCTGAAGCAGCAGCACAAGCAGCTGCAAATGCACAAACTGCAGCCAGTAATGCTCAAGAAGCGTCTAAGAATGCACAAGCATCTGCTGAAGAAGCAAAGTCAGCGGCTACGGAGGCTAAGGCGGCGGCTACAGATGCACAAGTACTGGCATCAGAAGCAGAGCAAGTGGCAAATGAGGCTAGTGCGATTGCAGCTAACGCGAAGAATGCGGCTGATCAAGCAGTATCTTCAGCAATAACTGCTAACACGGCAGCAGCAGAAGCAAAAACTACTGCTAGTAATGCGAATACGACCGCAACGAATGCACAAACCGCTGCCAATGATGCAGCAGCTGCGGCATCGAAAGTGGCTTCTGATTTAACCACTTCGACAAATCAGTTAAATCAAAAGATTGCTGATGAAACTAAAGCACGCACAACTGCAATTTCTAATCTGAATGATGGTCTCACCACTGAAACCTCTCAACGCAAGTCAGAAGATGCGGCGCTGTTAAGTAATATTGAGACTTATAAATCTAGCACTAACGGCACTTTATCTAGTTTGCAAACGCAAATTAATACTAACGCAACAAACACAAGTGCTAATGCATCAAAAATTACTTCGCTGGATTCACGTTTAACTACAAATGAAGGTAAAACGGCTGAAGCAATTAATGCAGCTGCCACCGCACAACAAACTGCCAATACCGCCGTTAACAATGCGGCAGCAGCAGCTTCGGCAGTTACCGCACTAAAATCAGAGTTGAGTACAGGCAAAGGCATCAACAATATCATTGCGCCTTTTTCTGATCCGCAAGAACTATCACCTTACATTATCGGTGCGTCGAGAACTGTTGCCTTAGTAAAATCGCCAATGCGTATTAAGGGTAATGCTTATGATGTTACCTTTAATGCGGTTGCTGGCAGTATTTATTTTGGTTCCTCGTCACTAGCAACAGTCAATACTGCGGCGGCAGGTATTGTCAGTGGCGGAAAGCGTTACATGCTAAGCGCTTATTTAAAGAACCTCGATGCTACTAAACAGGCAGATGTTTACTTTACATTGCATTGGTTTAAACGCGCAGCAGACGGCACTTTCACGTCTTCTCAAAGTGTTTTATTAAATCAGTCAACTAACAACACACGAGTAACACCTTCAAACGACGGCGGTACAATTAGCTGTAAAGCTGTAGCAGCACCGCCAGATGCAGTTGCCTTTGCGGTTATCTGTTCTGGCAACGGCGTTTATAACGTCGCTGGTTCACGCATTCTCATTGACATGTTAATGCTTGAAGAGGTCGTTGGTGTCGATGTACCTGCTTCAACATGGACAGCAGGACCAACTGATTTAAGTGCTATTAAGTCCGCTCTTGACGCCAATGCTTCTGCTATTAGCAAAATCGATACCCGTGTAACAAATGCCGAAGGCACTATTTCAAGCCAAGGCAATTCAATTACGCAATTGAATAATAGCGTTACATCAATCAATGGCGAACTTACGAAGAAAGCTGATGCTACGGCTTTAAATGCCTTAACCAACCGAGTTTCGACAGCAGAAGGCACAATTTCGAGCCAAGGCAATTCAATTACGTCTTTACGTAATGATTTAAACGCAACCAATGACAAGGTTTCGTCAAAAGCGGACTCAAGCGCATTAAATTCCTTAGATTCTAAGGTTACAAGCATTGATGGAAGAGTAACTAGCAATACGAGTGCTGTGACCTCATTGCAAGGTCGTGTTTCAACCGTCGAGGCTGGACTTTCATCGAAAGCAGATGCCTCAGCATTAAGCAACTATTACACCAAGACAGAAGCCGATGCTGCTACTTCTGGCGCAATTAATAGCTTCAATAGCCAGTTAACGATCGGCGGCGTAAACGTTGTTGCGAACTCGGAGGCACCACGCACTTCAACCGCCGCAACCAATAAAGAATATTTACTGTATGAACGTAGTGCAGAACTGAAAGCGTTCTATGACGAAAATCTTGATAAGCCAATCACGATTTCATTTGAAATGAGCGTACCTGTTGTTGGTTCAGTGCAGGTGTATTCATCTAATGGGTCTGCACATACATTCGCAACAAACGTCAATGCAGTTATCGCAAATCAATTTATTAAATACGCCGTAACTGTTACTCCAAAAGCGCATACGGCAAGTACAACTGTTTCGACAATTGAGTTCTATGGAACGTATGGAACTGGTCGTATTCCGACGATTCGTAAATTACAAATTGAAGCGGGCACAAAGGCTACCGCTTGGAGTCCAAGCCCTCGTGATACAAAGGCTGCAATTGACGCCAATGCTTCTGCAATTCAAACGACCCAAACAAAAGTTGACAATATCGATGGACGTTTAACTACTGCTACTGATTCGATTACCTCTCTAGGTTCTCGAATGACGACTGCCGAAGGGAATATCACTGGCACTAATAACGCCGTGAATGGTCTTTCAACTCGTATGGCCACAGCTGAAGGAAAAATCACAAATCAAAGTGATTCAATTACATCCCTTCAAAATAGTGTTTCGTCGATTAACAGTACGTTAGCAAACAAGGCTGATTCAAGTGCCGTTAGTAACTTAACAAGTCGCGTTACGGCTGCCGAAGGGAATATCACAAGTCAAAGTGGACAGATTGCCACTTTGAACAATAGCCTCACGACGACCAATAACACCCTAAATGATGTTAATGCTTTAGCTAGACTTCTATCGCTTGGCAAACCTTTAAGAGACGACCCAACATTTAAGACAACCTCTTCGGGTGGACTTTCAGCTTATGTCTTCCCGGCAGGTACTTCTTGGGTTAAGCAAGCTAAATCAACAGATAATCCTACAGACTCTACAAGCGAAATGCTCATTAGAGCTACACAAGCATTAGGTGGGGGATGGTACCCAACAGCACCAACTCTTGTACTCACTGCAAATAAAACATTTTTAATTAAACAAATTATTAAGATGCCTGTGGGTACAAAGTTACTTGCCGTTGGGAATGCAACCGGCACTGGTGGCTACATCAAAATCCTAGGCAATGATTTAGGAACAGGTAAATTTGAAACTTACTACACCGTTGTTCAAGGTGGTACTGATGTAGCTAATACTATTCAGGGACATAACCGTGTAGTTAATGCGGCAAATCCGCCTGTGCCTTCTACAACAAGCCCTGTAGACGTAATTCTTGCATCTTATGAAGTGTTTGATGTTACTGCGGTAAATGACACGATTCCTAAAGCATATAGTGACTCTATTGCCGCTAATGCTTCTGCTATTTCTAATCTCACTAACTCAGTCACTCAACAGGGCAATACGATTACTTCTCATAGTAATTCTATTACTCAACTCAACAACAGCATCACAAGCATTAATGGTTCTCTTTCGAATAAAGCGGACGCGAGTGCATTACAGTCGTTGGATTCAAAAGTAACACTGATTGATGGGAAAGTTACTTCAAATTCATCGGCTTTAACGGCTTTACAAAGCAGCTTTGATGGGTTGCCGAATCAGGGCGTGAATTTATTGGGTCCAGAAATCTCAAATCCAGTTGAAAAACCAAATTGGATTTCAGGTCTTCCATTTGAAGTTATTCAATCGCCAGATACTGTGAATGTGCGTGCGTTCCAATTCACGATGCCAGCTAACGCCTCTAGCGGCACATACTTCAACATTGGTGGCGGTCAAGTTCCACGTCAATGGCTAACAGAAGGCACATACATTTTTAGTTTTGTTGCTAAAACTGTCGGTGGGACACCTCCATATCCGATTGATTGGGTAATGTACAACGTTAGCACTGCTCGTCAACGTTTCAATATTACAGAGACATTAACTCGTTACAGTGCGGTATTCACCGTTCCTGCTGGCGGCGCGGCAGCATGTATGCTGTTAATCGGAAACCCTACAGGCAAACCTGCGGGACAAGTTATCAATATCGAAAGAATGATGCTTGAACGGCAAGTTGGCAACAACACAACCCCTTCGGCTTGGATTGCAGGTAGCGACCCAACCGGAATGATTCTTTCAACGCAAGCCAAGGCGACTGATTTATTCAACACAGCCACTAGCCAAAACGCCGCGACTGCGGGACGCGTCACTAGCCTCGAAAGTCGCATGACGACCACAGAAGGCAATTTAAACAAAAAAGCTGATGCTTCTGCGCTTCAAAACCTCGACACGAAAGTTACGAATGTCGATGGCAAAGTAACGTCAAATACCAATGCCATTACAGCTTTAAGTTCAACTTTAAGCAACGCTACTTCAAGCATTTCAATGAATGCGGGTAATGCACAGGGCGATTGGACATTCTTTAATACGTCAGGCGAATACTCAATTGTTGCACAAGCGGATGGCCAAGCGGGTCGTGTTATTCAACTTGGAAATAATGCTGGCAATGATATTGTTTGGATGCATCCGAATAACTTCATTCCTTTTGATGCAACTAAGACATATCGACTTCGTGCGCGGTATCGCCGTCGTGCCGGAACAGGCACAATTTACCTCGGTGTCTCTCAGAAAACCCCAGACAAGGCACTATACGTAACAACAGCCAACGCATTATCGGGCGACATGGGATCTTCTAACTATGTCGTTAATGCCCACGCGCCTGCGATCGATGAATGGCAAGAAATCGTTGCGTATATCAAAGGTCGATCAGCAGGAGCGGCATCAGGTTCAGGCTCAAAAACAAGCCCACGTACTGTTTCACAACAAGCAGGCTTCATCACGCCGATGTTTATTGCAAACTATTCGGCGCAAACGGGCATTGTTGAGCTTGATTACCTAATTCTGGAAGATGCAGAGGCAATTGTTGCCAATGATGCAAATGCATCAGCGATTAGCGCTCTTGATACCAAAGTATCAGAAGTTGATGGACGCTTAACGACAGCAACAAATTCAATCACTTCGCTTAACTCTCGTATGAGTGCAGCAGAAGGGAATATCTCAGCGGCAAACTTGGCTCTAAGCGGGCTTTCGACAAGAATGACGGCTGCTGAAAATGGTTTAACAAATCAAAGCAACGCGATTACTAATTTAAGTAACAGCTTGACGGTTACAACCAATACAGCCAACGCTGCATTGCCAAAGATTCAGGGCGGCACTGGCGCAGCTAAGTTATTTAGAGGCGTGCTGGTGTGGCAACAAAACGGCGCAAATCTAACTGGCAATATCGTAATCCAAACGCCAATTACGTTCACAAATAAAATGTTCCGACTTTCACTTACTGGCTATAACTACTTGGCCGCTAAGAATGAAATTAATCTGAACATTGGGGGTTATGCATATTCGGGCACCTCTCTACTTCAACATGGTGTAGTGAATTCGGGCACCATGCCAATTCGAGTTCGCATGGGCGTCCGTAATGGCACAGTAGTCATTATTTTGACGTCCCAAGCGCCCGGTGCTTATTGGCAATATCCTAAGTTCAATATGGACGCTGAAATTGGCTATACAACTCCACCTGACAGTTGGGCCGATGGTTGGTCAGCAAGCTTCATGGCTGAGACCGATCTTGCATCTAACGGCATTTCGGCAATCATTGAGCCATCTTTGTTAGATATTTCAACAGAGATTAACGCCAATGCTTCGGCAATTAGCTCACTGTCAAATACAGTGACTCAGCAGGGTAATACTATTACTTCTCACAGTAATTCTATTACATCCTTAAATAACAGCATTACAAGCATTAATAGCTCACTTACAAATAAAGCCGATGCAAGTGCTTTAAATAACCTTTCGAATCGCGTGACAGCGGCAGAAGGAAACATTACAAGCCAAGGCAATTCTATTACAAGCTTAAATAACACGCTTACGAATAATGACTTGTCGAATCTTGTTCTCAATCCTGACTTTGTTGATCCAAAGAGTGGTTGGACAGCAGGGGTAATCGTTGATGCAACTGACGCAGCGCCAAACCCACCTTCTCCGAAGGCATTAAGACTGAATAACCGCGATAGTTATTATGGCCCATTTGTTAAGTGCAACGTCGGAGATATGTTCTATGTTTCCGCGTGGTTTGCAACGCCAAATACATCAGCAACCGCTTCTGCAGTAATTGGTTTTAATACTCGGAATAGTGCTGGTACTTATACTTGGTACACCGTAGCTGTTAAATCTACAGACAAAAATGCTTGGGGCTTAGTTGAAGGTTATTTCACCGTTCCTGCGGGTATGGTTGAAATCCGACCTTGGCTACAAGTGAGCATTGCTGCGTCAGAAGCGGCGGGTCAGCAATGGCATGTTACGAATATTCAAATTCGCAACATTACAGGTAACAAGAAGTTAGCAAGCGACTTGCAAGCAACCTCTTCTGCATTAAGTACGCTCGATTCTAAAGTTACCAACATTGATGGTCGTGTAACTTCTGCATCAAACAGCATTGTTTCTCTTAATAATAGCGTTACAAATATCAATACCGCACTTTCACAGAAAGCTGATGCTTCTGCGCTAAATTCCCTTTCTAACCGGGTAACTACTGCCGAAGGGAATATCACCAGTCAGGGTAATTCAATTACCTCATTGACTAACTCCCTAGCGGTTAGCGGAAAGGCGGGCACAAACCTTCTCATCAAGTCAAATCAAGTCGGTACATATGATGGTGTCTCTTATCCGCATCACACCTACAAACTCGGTGAAGATTGGGAAATTGGGGCTACATATACTTTAATTTGGTGTGCCGAGCACAAACGTGGGACTGGCGATACAAACTCATCACTTGCTGTATACGCAGGTGGTGGCTCACAACATCTCCAAGCAGTAGTAAATACGAATGGTAAGGTTGTCAGCAAAGTTACCTTTGTAAAAAACAGCGCAGTTGCCTCTGGCCCAATTATCCACTTCTACATGCTCAACCGTCCGACAGCCGACAAGGGTAGCGTTGGTACAGTTTATTGGGCGGTGCTTGTAAAGGGCGATGTGCTCACGACTGATGCTTGGATTCCAAGTGCCTATGATTACATCCCTGATAGCAATGCAAACGCTTCTGCTATCACTAACCTCACTAACACGGTCACACAGCAAGGTAATACTCTTACGTCTCATACGAATAGCATTACTTCGCTGAACAACAGTATCACGAGCATCAACGGCGTTTTGAATACGAAAGCCAATACTTCTGCCGTTTCTGATCTCGACAGTCGTGTTACGGATGCAGAAGGGAAGATTACTGCAAATACATCTTCAATCACTAGCCTTGCAGCAAATTTAAAAAGCACCTCAAATGGCATCACAATGTCTGCGTCAATTGATGTGGATCCAGATAGTGAATGGATTTACTGGACCAAAAACGGTGAGGTTACGAGAGCTGATGACACATCTGCACTTGGAGGCAAAGTCTATCGCTTTGGTAACAATGCTGATAACGACCATGTAAACGCAAGATCAAAAGCAAAACTTCCTTTTGATCAAAATAAAACGTACCGCATCCGTGCTAGATACCGTCGAGTCAGTGGAACGGGAACCATTTATTGTGCTGTATTTGGAATTGCAAAAGATGGCGTTTCACACGTTAATTCAAGCAATACAGTGACAACTGGCGCTGGTTCTTCTAACTACTTTGTTTCAAACCAAGCGCCTGCACTTAATGTATGGCAAGAAGTTACGGTATATGTCAAAGGTCGTGCGGCAGGGGCGGCTACAGGTGGTTGGACTTTAGATAATCCTCGTCAACTTCCAAATGCTACGGCGTTCATTAGTGTCCAATTCCTTGCAAATTACTCTAATGCCGCTGGTATTACTGAGCTTGATTACCTCATTATTGAAGATGCCGATGCGATTGCTGCCAATGATGCTACTGCCAAAGCTTTATCTTCGCTAGATACTCGTGTAACAACGGCTGAGGGCAAAATTACCTCTCAAGGTAATTCAATTACCCAGTTAAACAACAGTATCACGACTATCAATGGCACATTGTCAAGCAAAGCCGATAGCTCGGCCTTAAACAGCTTGGCTAACCGCGTATCTACAGCCGAAGGTGCAATTTCTTCTCAAGGCTCAAGCATTACCTCCTTGAATAGCTCTGTAACTGGAATCTTGAAAGATATTGAAGTGACAGATACTCGGTCAACAAATCAGCCGCCGTCATGGTATTGGTCAAATTACCCTAAACGAATTGTCCGAGAATTTAAACAGGCCTCAACGCTTGGTCTAACAGGAATGGGGACATATGTTTCGCTTGAAACATATGTTTATTATAGCGACGCTACTGGTGGACCGATTATTCAAATTGCACGCGGCACAGATTCGAAACTGACTGCCGAACGCCGAAGTACAAGTACATCAACATGGGGTACTTGGGTACAAGACATTAAGGCCATAAGTGATAGGCTTGCAAATAAGGCTGAAGCTTCAGCACTTTCATCGCTTGACTCGAAAGTGTCGGTTATTGATGGGAAAGTTTCTACACAAGCCTCAAGTATTACTACTCTGCAAACTACGGTAGGTGGTAATACGGCCTCTATTCAATCTCAACAGCAATCAATTGATGGTCTGAAAGCAAGAGCCACTTTGAAGCTGCAATCAGGCAACTTAGTCGGGGGCGTTGGCATTGAGAACGACAGTAAAACAGTTGATTTCATTATCCAAGCAAACCGATTTGCCATTGGCGCACCTTCAGACGTTACTGGAACAGTGACACCAAAATATGCATTTGCTTACCAGTCGACTCCTACAACTTTGCCAAATGGCACAGTTATTCCCGCAGGTTTGTATTTAGACAATGCCTCTATTGGCTATATTAATGCTAGCCGAATCTGGGCTGATAATTTAAGTGCAATTAGTGCTGATCTAGGGACGATTAAAGTTAAAAATGCAAATATTGAAGATGGAGCTATTGATACGCTAAAAATTAAGGATGAAGCTGTAACTGTTCCAATAGGTGTAAAAGCAATTGATGTAAAGACTATCACTACTTTTGCAGGTGGAGTTACAAGTGGACAGCCTAATAATGATTTTAATAACCACTTAGCTGCATGGGAAAACCATATAGGCACACTTTTACAAGTTACTCTGAATAGAAGTGGTGGAAAAGTTAGACTTGATGCCTCAGTAAATATTTGCACCCCAACCTTCGGGGCATTTAGTGTAAGTGATGGACGAGGTAATCCAATTGCAGCTAACGATAGGGCAATGGCTTCCTTTTATATTTCAATATATAAAAATGGGTCTTTAATTGGCAGAGGCTCTCTGGGCGCGAATATTGAGACTGGTAATATTAACGTTAATTTTAATGGTACAGCGGTTATCGTTTCAGCTATTGATGATAACAGTACTATTGGTAATGTTACCTACACACTTAAAGCAGGATTTGCTCGACAGGAGGGCGTTAATATCCCATTAAATGTGGAATCAAGAAGCAACTTTATGATTACTTCGAGAACGTTAAGTGTTATTGAAATGAAAAAGTAACAGCATCCATAGTGGTGCTTTTTTTTATGTACATTTAGTTAGTAGCACCCAATTCGGGTGCTTTTTTTATTTCTGGAGTAATGGCTATGGAGCCACTTTCAACTAGCAGTATTACTGCATTTTTAAAGTTTTATGGTGTGGCAATTGCTGTCACCTTGTCAATTTCATTAGTTGCTGCTGTCGTTTTAATGACACGAATGCCAAGGTCTCCGCAAGAATGGGCCGTGGGTTTGATTTGCACCGTTGTTTCCAGTTTATGTGGCGGTTCATTCATTATCGTGAAATGGGGTTTACATGAGTGGGTTACTGATATCTGGGGAATGATTGCCATAGGGGGGTTTTTCTTCGTTTGTGGTTTGCCCGGTTGGGCCATTGTGCGATGGACCTTTAATTTCATCGACAAACAAGAAGGGAAAACAATTTTTGAAGTTATTAAGGCTTTTAAGAAAGCCAAAGACGAAATTAAAAACAGTTAACCGCCGAAAGGCGGTTTTTTTATGTAAAGGATAGTGAAATGAATATCGAAAAATATCTTGATGAGCTAATTAAACGCGAAGGCGGTTATGTGAACAATCCAGCAGACCGTGGTGGTGCAACTAAATATGGCATCACACAAGCTGTTGCGCGTGAAAATGGCTGGAATGGCAATATGAAAGATTTGCCGCTTGAATTTGCAAAAAGTATTTATAGAAAACAATACTGGTTGGAACCGCGTTTTGATCAGGTAAATGCACTTAGTCCATCTGTTGCTGAAGAATTGTTAGACACAGGAGTGAACTGCGGTACTGGCTTTGCAAAGCCTCTTCTACAACGTGCTTTAAACCTGCTGAATAATCAGGGTAAAGCTGGTTGGCCTGATTTGAAAGTTGATGGAGTTTATGGCTCGGCCACATTGGGTGCGTTAAAAACTTATTTATCAAAACGTGGGAAGGACGGCGAGAAGGTGTTAGTACGCGTGCTCAATATCATGCAAGGTCAACGCTATATTGAAATTTGTGAACGCAATAAAAGCCAAGAGCAATTTTTTTACGGTTGGATCGCTAACCGGATCAACTAGTATGAAAATTTTCCATTGCAAGCGGACTAAATTTGCTTCATTAATTACAGTGCTGTGTATTCTGTTCTCAGGGTGCACTGCTCACACGATTAATAACAATGTAAATGTGGGAATATGTATTAAGGCCCTTTAAATGGGCTTTAATTAAATCAATATATCGTATGTTTAATAATGAGAATAATTTTGCTCAGTTTCTTTGATTTTAAAGCTTTTTGAGCAAATTTTTTCTCATTTCATACTCTCTCGAGGTTCTATCATGCAGTTAATGATTATGGTCACAGAAGTCGGAAAGCTTGAGCGTATGTGTAATTTGCTTGCGGAGATAAACAAAAGCGGTAAAGTCTTAAAAGTTTTTGACTATAACGGTAATCAATTACCAATCAATCATGATGGAACAGTAACGTTTAATGAACGTCGCTGGGAATTACCAACTAAAGTTGATCTTTACTGAGTTCTGATT